TACAGTAAAGATTTCGAAAGAAGAATTATCAGATCTACTTAAAGAAGAATTATCAAATCTACTTAATGAAAAGTTTGAAGCGCAAGAAATAAAGTTTGATGAAATTGGTAAAGATATATCAGAGCTTAGAAGTGAATTTAAGGCCAGCAACCAAGAGCTTAATAGAAAGCTCGATAGCTTAGATCTGAAATATCAATTTGCAGAAATAGACAGAGCAGCTAGACATAGCGGTGAGAAGAGCAAAAAGAGAGATTTCCTATACTCAAGAAGAAGAGGCCTATTACCAACGCAGGAGGAATGCTTTTAACGTGCCATGTTCGGACGTCTTTGCAGACAAAGCTTATGGTCAACCTATGCAGCGTCCTACTAACAGAGCCTTGAAAGACAATACACATCCCGCTAACGATCGCAATGCATACATGTATTTTGGCCCGTTGGGATGGCTATAATTATTCAAATTTCAGGGAGGGGAATTAGCGGAATAAAACAAAGCGCCAGTATCAGGGTTCGTAACAACACTATCGCGCTCAATCGCGTTATAGCTGTTTTGTAATTGACGATCAAGCTTGGCAGCAACCGCTTCAGAGGATTCAATCAGCCCCCTGTTAATCGCTTTTTCCAGCCACAATTCATAAACAGGCCTTGCCCAGTATGTGGCAAGCCACTGACGTTGCGCCGAGAAAGTACGCCATGTCTCCAAGAGTGCCGTGCGGTGCGCCGTATCACTCGCCTTTAGCGGATTACCTGCGCTGTCTAAAAGTTGAACCACACCTTATCCTTTTACTTTAAAAGGTTGCATTTTTATACTTATTTACCTATACTATAACTATAGACCCAATTTTAGGAGGAATAGACAATGTCAACAACCATTAAACTTTCAGATGACTTGATCAACGAAGCAAAGCGCTATGCTGCCGTTTATAGTCGCTCTACGCCTAAACAAATTGAGTATTGGTCACGCATCGGAAAAATCGCCGAGGAAAATCCTGACCTGCCGTATAGCTTCATTCAAGACATTCTGCTTGCACAGCAAGAAGTCGATGAAGGACAAGTCACACCTTTTGAATTTGGTTAATAATCATGAATGTTATACAGACCAATAACTTCAAAAAGTCGGTTAAAAAATTACGTGCCAACCAAAAGGCTGAACTTGATAAAGCTGTACAAGAGATCATAAAAGACCCGTCAATTGGACAATCAAAAGCAGGTGATCTCTCAAATGTTCGTGTTCATAAATTCAAAATGGTCAAGCAATTAACATTACTGGCCTATAGCTATGAAGATCAAACGATTACCCTAACTTTACTGGCACTTGGTAGCCATGAAAATTTCTATCGTGACCTCAAAAAATCATCCTCCTAAAATCTTGTACGAATAATGCCGCGACGTGATTTACCGCTTTTCTTGGCAATATCCTGATTCAGCTCATTGATGTAACGCTCAAGCCCAGCGATATTGGCTTGGCTGTATGTTGTTGCGCCGTAACCATGCAAACTCACTGTTATTTCTTGCGTGCCGGTCAGTAATTTATGGCGAGCTTCTTTTGCCTGAAGCAAACGGCTTTGTAGTTCAAGAAGAGTATCTGTCATATTGTTCTCCGATATTTTGTAAAAAGTGTTATTATTCTTCAGACAGGAGGTGTGATTTGTTTGATTCTGAAAAAGTAATAACTGAGGTATTTTCTGCCTGCGAAAAAGTGTTCAACAAACACAGTAAATTCAATGCCACTCAAGTGATTGAAAGCTTAAATTTACCGGAAGCTCTCACAGATAAAGACAAGTATCGGCAAAAAAAGAGCGTCACAAACGCTCCCAATATTCTTGAGAAATCTGGCTTTATATCTGGAGTTATTGAACCAGAATACACTTCCAACTTGAGACTTTTGAAAGAGGTACGCTATGGAGAAATAAGCACTAAGGGGCGCATCTTTGCGAAGCTACCTGTGTGCGTTCAAATTTTCATTCTCTTCCTCGTCTTACAGAAGAACAAGATCATATCTCTATTAGGCGTATTGTCTTTTGCCAAGTTAACTCATAATGCCTATTTAGGTTTGGGCATTTTGACAGACTGGTTAGGATATGTTGCTGCTGCTATTGTACTGTACATTTTATACCTCCTTATCATTAGAACTTTAGACTCATCATCATAAATACGGATCGTCAGATTTAACGGCTTTGCGTTGCGTAAACCGCGATTTAGGTTTTTCAGGCTCGCGTGGTGCGCTCCTTATTTCAGTTGTCACTGGCATTTCAACACCGCGTGCTGGGATGTTTGCTTTCATACCCAGCGCTTCTTCCAATCGTCTCCAGCGATAATCAGACATTCGATCCAAGCCATAGATACTTGCCGCCGCGCGTGCGTAAACACGGCAATCCAGCGCCTCTTTGTTGCGACTTGGGTCTTTCTCCCACGTGGCTTTTGGAAAGCCTTTGTGAATCCGAATAACGCGGCGCTCTGCCGTGAGCTGTTTAAAATACTCCTCTCCATATTGCGGGAAGTGACAACTCCCCGGTGGAAAGGCAACACCGTCAGCTTGCGCTTCTTGTGTTGGCCATTCCAATTTTAACCAGCGATAAAGCTCCATCTTTGCCACTGGCCCAGAGACGTTCCAAACACGCAAACCCCGACGTTTACCGCCAGCATCTGCTTTTGAAACGCTTAAGATCAGAGCTGTATCACGCGCTTGTCCTTTAACAGCTACCGCAGTGCGCGGTTGGCTGGCACGTGCGCCAGACCCGCCCCAGACTGCCTGCGGATGGTTTTTGACAAAGGCATAAACATCTTGTGTCGCATACCCAGAATCCACCGCCATGACGCGGATGGGCATGCTATGCCCACTGGCATGTGGCCAGTCTTTTTGCAAAACCTCACTATCTAGTCGCTGCCATGTTTCTGGTCGCGCTGTATCACCATCGATGATGATATAATCAACCGACCAGCTTTCTTTACCGCGCCCCCATGCCACAACCTCACATTCAAGGCGATCTTTTTGCACATCAACGCCAGCGGTTAAAAACAAGCCTTCCTTTGGCACAACGCTCTGAGAAAAGCTCTCTCGGCGCTCGTATAATCTTTGCCATTCTGGTGCTTCGGAGGATTCCTCGTAAGGCTCTCCTAAAACCGTATTTACAAACCCTTTCATTAGTTCTGGGTTACGTTTTGCCTCTTCGAATAAGACGGCAGCGTCAGACCAAGAAAACCAGCCAACAGGGCTGTAAAGTGATGACAGGTGAAACCCCACCGTACCATCGGCGCTGTCGGCAGTGGCTCGCCATTCACCTTTAGACAGCATTTGCGTCTTATCCGAATTATGCATGAGATGACCACACTCAGCGCAGGCATATTGCGCTTCATGCGGTGATCCTTCTGGCCAACGTAGTTGTGTGAATTGCAACGGCTGGAAATAATCACATTTGGTGCATGGTACAAAAAAGTACCGCTGATCGCTTTTTTCAAACTCACGTTGCACCCGCGATATTCCTTTAATCGTTGGCGTACTCACCATAAAAATCTTTCGGCGATGCCTAAATGTTGCGGAGCGTCGCTCTGCCAATAAAATCGGATCTCCTTCATTTCCAACATCGCCGGGATACGCATCAATCTCATCCATAAACAAATATCGTGCGGGCATGGAACGTAATCCCGCCGCCGAATTCGCACCCGTCATAATCAAGACACCGCCTTGAAAATCCTTGCTCAGAATAGTGTTCCCACTATCGCGCTCGCGGGCGGGTCTCACACGTTCCAGCAATTCAGGAACATCAAGCAATAGAGGATCAATGCGCTGCTTCGAGTTTCTCTTTGCCAAATCCACCGTAGGGGAGACTGCCATCATCGGCCCCGGTGCGATATGAATGACGTACCCAATCCAATTATTACCAGCCTCTGTACCGCCAATCTGCGCACCTTTCATAAATACAATGCGCTGCGCAGGGTTGCTGGTTGAAAGCTGATCCATGATCTCTTTCAAATACGGCGTGCGCGATGTTTTCCAAAGCCCGGGTTCAGCTGATGATTTACCAGAGAGTAAGCGATATTTATCAGCCCATTCAGATACCAGGTAATATTCTTCAGGAACAAAACTCTTGAGATATGTATTTTGAACAAACGCGCCGTCATGTTTTATAAGGCCTGATTTAATCGAGTTTAAGTTTTCCCTCCCCAATGTCATTTAGATGCTCCCGCACATACTTTTCCAAAATTGTATGAAGAGCGTGTTCATCAACCTCCAACTCCTTTGCCATTAATGGTGAAATTCGTGCAGGCCAGTTCACCCAGCTATCTCGTACTTGCCTCCCTAATTTAAAGATTTGCGCTTTCACCATCTCCTTATTGATCAATTGTCCTTTTCTTTCCTGCAGGGCGAGCTGTGTAAGCTGAGCTTTGTAAAGCTCATGCGCTGTTTTAATTTTAATAAAGGATGGATGCCCTTGTGAACTGCCATCATCGATATCTTTCCCTGACTCTTTGAGGACTTGATTTACATTTTGCGCAGCTTGTTCTGGGTCGTAATTGGGATCTTTGACAATGGGGCGTTGTTTCGATTTATCGGTATTGTCTTTCCATTCCTTATCAGCTTTTTTTGCGTTAATCGTGCCGTCCTTGTTCGGCGTAATACGACCAGCCGTGATGGCCTTTCTTACTGCTTTATCGGTAACACCGCGATGGCGTGCATACGCTCTGATTGAAAGCCCCATAATTCCTCGCTTTTTTGATCTATTCAACTTTACTTCGTCGTTTTTTGAAGCGTTCATGGTCCTGTTGATTAACGGTAATTTTTAACAAAAGGAGCAAAAACCATGACAACACCACAAACACAAAAACCTGCGCCAAAGGCCTCAGAGATTGAGACGAAAGCACCAGCGGAAGCACCCAAAACCACCAAAAAAGCCTTGGTGCAAAACCTCTTAGAAGCCGAGAAAGGGACAACCATCGAAGACATTGCCAAACAAACAGGCTGGCAAAAACATACTGTGCGCGGGCATTTATCAATGATGAAGAAAAACAACATCGTCATCACCAGCGAGCGCATCGATGGCGAGCGCCGTTATTTCATCAAGAAGCAAGCTGATTAAACGCGCTCCTTTTCTAACTCTTCAAAGCTCTGGCCGTTACTGGCCAGAGTTGCGCTCGATCCAGTAAATTCTTCCCAGCGTTTCACGATCACATCAACATATTTCGGATCAAGCTCAATAAGACGAGAGCGCCTGCCTGTTTTCTCACTGGCAATCATGGTTGAGCCAGAGCCGCCAAAAGCGTCCAATACAATATCTTTTGTTTTGCTGGAATTTTGAATGGCACGCTCCACCAACTCAATGGGTTTCATTGTGGGGTGCAGATCATTTTTAACGGGTTTATTCACAAACCAAACATCACTTTGCGAACGATCACCACACCAAAAATGTTTATTCGTATCTTTCCAACCGTATAAAATGGGTTCGTATTGGCGCTGATAATCAGCACGCCCCAGCGTAAATGTGTTTTTTTCCCAGATAATAAAGGTTGACCATTTCCCGCCAGCGCCAACGAAAGCGTCATAAAGCGTATGTAGTTCAGAAGAACTCATACAAATATACATTGCACCTTTGCAGGTCATCATCATATTTGTGCAGACATCATATAAAAAACCGCCAAAGTCATCGCCAAGATTATCATTTTTAATTGGACGATTTTTACCGCGCATTTTATCTTTGGCGGAGTTGGCGTAATTCACATTATAAGGCGGGTCTGTGAAAACCATGTCCGCCAGCTCATCACCAAGCAGCTTATTGTAGCTATCAATTTGCGTTGAATCGCCGCACAAGACTTTATGATCTCCACAAATCCAAATGTCACCCAGCACACTGATTGGTTTTTCTGGGATTTCTGGCGCTGCATCTTCATCCGTTAATCCCTCGTCATTATCATCCAATAAAAACTCTTCTAATTCAGACGTATCAAAGCCCAAAATATCGAGATCAAAATCAAGATCATCCAGCGCCGTCAACTCTTGGCGAAGAAGTGTTTCGTCCCATCCAGCATTCTCCGCAATCTTATTATCGGCAATAACCAAGGCACGCCGTTGAGTTTCATTCAAATGCTTCAGATGAATAACAGGCACAGTTTTTACGCCCAGCATCTTTGCCGCCATTAAACGACCATGCCCCGCAATAATGATATTATCTTTGCCCAGAAGAATAGGATTCACAAAACCAAACTCAGTCATGGAGTTTGCGATTTGCGCCACTTGCTGCTCTGAATGCGTGCGAGCATTGCCGATATAGGGCGTAAGCTCGTTCACAGAGACATGTTCGATTTTAAGCTCAGGATTTTGATTGTCTGTCATAAAAATTATTCTCCATTTCTTGTAGTTGTAAGAGTGATACACGCATAAGCGGCAGCCAGTGGGACGACACCATTTCCACAGGCTCGAATTCTGTCCACCCGATTGGCCAGCCCATCAGCCATTCGACAAATTGCGGGTTTAAGACTGGTTGAAATTTCGTCCCAATCTCCGTTTGACCCGGGCGGGAATGGTGCGATTGAATCACCGTCGATGTCAGGCCTTTGCTCTGCTGCGAATTGCCTTTCAGGCGATATTTCTGTTCCGACGCTATGGGCGTTGGCCAGTTGATCTGCTCTCTCAGATTGCTGGGGCGCGTTCTTCCTGCTCTCTGGCCGTTCGGCCCCATCAGTTTCTTCATTGCCTCTGGACTGCGTGATGGCAAATGATCCAATGTGTTCGGCGTTGCCCAGTTTATTTGTTCGCGCAAGTTGCTTGGTCTTTTTGCTCCTGCTCTTGCACCGTTTGGTCCCATCAACCTTTTCAACGCTTCGGGCGAGCGCGGAGGTAAATGATCCAAGGTGTTCGGTGTTGCCCAATTCACTATCGAAACTTCCAGACGGCATTTTGGATTGTTCGCCTGTATTTCCTTTTTGCTTGGGCCGTTCGCAGAAGATACCCTCACTGTTGGCCACATATGCTTCACCTGATCCCGAAGGCTCAATGGCATGCCCGCATCCAATCGTTCTTTGAATTTCTTGTAAGTGAGACAACCACCCATCGGCTCTGTCGCTTTCACGGTACGCCAAAATGAACAATCGCTCGCGTTTATGAGATGCACCGACTTCCGCCGCTGAGAACAAGCCTGCCTTAACGCAGTAACCCAAGCTGGATAAGTCATCGTGGACTTGCTCAAACCCCAGTCGTAAATGTCCGGGTACGTTTTCAAAGAAACAGAGCTTTGGAGCGATTTCTTGAACCACGCGAAACACATCTGGCCAGAGATGTCTTGGGTCGTCTTTTCCTTTTTGTTTTCCAGCGACGCTAAAGGGTTGGCACGGATAACCCGCAGTGATGCAATCCACGAGGCCACGCCATGGC